CACTCTGTACACTTTGCACAAATAGGAAGCCTCCCCTTTGTGCATATTGTACACATTGCACAAAAAGGGAGGCGGTTTGTCAGATTGCACAAATTCGGCTGTGCATGTTTGGTCAGGTTGACGTGCAGGCTGCGCTACATTGTTAACAATTTGTTCACAATTGCACGTGGTGCTTGTCGTATAATTGCATTATGAGACAGGCGATCCGGTGGTCGAGGCAGGTTCTGCCAGTGCTCGAAGATCGCCACGACGAGCGGCATGCAGAAAGGAATGGGAAAATGCTTTTCACTGTGCACACCTCTTTTAGAGGGAAAGAAAATGAAACTGGCAATCTTCGCCTTTGGTGCAGCACCGAGAAGATTGAGGCGCGCAACAAAGCCGAGGCGAAGATCGCAGCGTTGCTCAACATCATCGAAAGCGGCGAATATAGCGATGTGACGGCGGTTCGCCAGAACGCGAGAGCGTCAAGCAGAAAGTGAGAGACAAGCCGAGGGCGACGGCCAAATCGCCCAGAAAGGAAAATTGAAATGAAATTTGAAATCATCGACAACCGCGGGCTCGATCTCGCAGGCAAAGGCTAAATGAAAGGAGTTGGACAAAACATGTCGAAACGTACGATTAAGAGAGTGCGGAAATACGGCAAGGCTCGGATGACTTTATGCGCTGAGACCGGAAACAGATGTTTCGGTCGGGCAGTTTACGAAGAGCTGCAAACCGGCGATCTATCGATCATTATCAACGGGCCGAATGGCGAGGTTCTGGTCGATCTTGACACCTTTCTCGGAGATCGCAGATTTTTCGAGAATGTTGAGAGGTTCTGCTTATGAGCGTTATCTATTTCATGTTGCGGCTGTTTGTCATGGACGACTGCGCGGAGAGCGCGATTGTGAATGCCCTTCTATGCATTGCCGACGCTCTGCGGGCTGTGGTTCTCGGAAAAATTTTTGGATGGTGGTGAATATGGACAGCACGAAATATCGAGGATACCGGAGAGAGCGCGCGCCGCTCTCTCCGGAGACTTTACAGGAAATGATGAAATTCCTTGCGGACGCTCCGGCATATTGTGCAACATGGCGAGAAAACGGCAACTATTACGCAGCGAAGAAGACCGAAGACGGCCGCCTCGTCCTGCTGCGAAATATGGAGATGGTGCCCAAGCGACAGATCAGATTGTCAGCGAAACGCATTCTTTGCGAGAATTGGGAGGTCGTGCATTTCAATGTCGAGTAAATTTTCAAAGACCGGCGGCCGTCTGCCGCCGAAACCAAAGCCGGTAAAGTTTAATCTTCCGGTCGAGCAGTACACACCCTATGCTCTTTTGGTCAAGCTGGGCAAGGAAGAAATCAGCGAAAAAGACCTGCGCCGAGAGTACACCCGCCTCCGCAATATCGCGCAAAAGCGCATTGTTCGCTTGAAAGCCGATCCGCTGCTTAAGCGTTTGGAGAACGTCAAGGATGCGGTTTCGACAGGCTTTCCAACGCTGAAAGAAATAGGCAAATCGTCAACCGCTCTCGCTGGAAATTTGGCCGGGCTGCGGTCGTTTCTCACAAAAGAAGAGAGTACCGTTTACGGCGCTCGCCGAAAATTCGAGCGTAATGTCAGGAAAGCACGCGAGGCGGCCGGAGATTTCGTCGACGAGGGAACATACCCAGATTTCGACCGCTTTATGCAGTTTGCGCGAGAAACGACGCGCGGATTTCGCATTGGCTCGCCGGAAATCGCGGATTTTTTCGACGACAATTCCGGAAAGTACAGCACACAAGAAGATCTCGAAGATGCGTTCTATTTGTGGGTAGAGACCGGAGGAAAGGACGAATAACCATGATTTATGCGGCAGGGACGCGCGCCGCGAAACAGGCAATTGTCGATCATGTGACAGTTGAACGTGTCGAGCATCCGGGAAATGTAAAGGTCAAGCGCGAGTATGTCGACGTGGTGAGCGCTTTCGACATCGAGACTTCCCGGATACCCGACACGGAGGAATCGATAATGTATGTGTGGCAATGGGCTTTTGAGAGCGATGTGATCGTCGGCCGGACGTGGGAAGAGTTCAAAGACTGCATAGCTATTGCAAAGGCCGCTATGCAGGAAAAAACATGGCTGGTGGTGTTTGTTCACAATCTTTCCTACGAGTTCCAATTTCTTTCTGGCGTTTTTGATTTCGGCCCTGATGATGTATTCGCCCTCCAGCCGCGAAAGGTGGCAAAGGCTGACATGTGCGGCTTTGTCGAATTTCGTTGTTCCTATATTCACAGTAACCTTTCGCTTGACGCTTTTCTAAAGGAAATGCGCGTCGAACACGCAAAGCTGCATGACTTCGATTATTCGGTTTTTCGTCTGCCGGACACCGAGCTCTCCGAAAGTGAGATTGCCTATGCAGTTCACGATGTTCTTGGTTTGGTGGAAGCGATTCGTGCAGAGATGCGGCACGACGGCGACACGCTGCACACGTTGCCGCTCACGTCCACCGGCTACGTCCGGCGCGATGTGCGCGCCGCTCTGCGGAAAGCTGGGAAATCGTATCGCTATCTCGCCCCCGGTTGGGAGGATTATGTCCTGCTCCGAGAGGCGTTCCGAGGCGGCAATACTCACGCAAACAGGCTTTATGCAAACATGATTCTCGTCGACGTTAAATCCTGCGACCGGTCGAGCTCTTATCCAGACGTCATTTGCAACCGACCTTTCCCAATGTCGCCGTTTTGCGAAAGCCTCACCAGTGACGAAAAGACGCTGCGGCGGCTGATTGACAAGCATCACAGAGCATGTCTTTTTCGGGCGAGGTTCATCAATATCGAGCTGCGCGACCCTTTGACCGGCTGCCCGTACCTCGCGCATTCAAAATGCAGGGACATTTCGCGGCCGATAAAGGATAACGGCCGCATTCTGCGGGCCGCCTCGCTCGAAACGACATTGACCGATGTAGATTGGAAGATCGTAGAGCGACAATATGCTTGGGAAAGTGTCGAGATTGGCGATCTACGATATGCCCAATATGGCGCGCTTCCACAGCCGATTATTGATTGTTGCCTTGACTATTATCGAAAAAAGACCGAGCTGAAAAATGTAAAAGGTCAAGAGGTTCTATATGCGAAGTCAAAGCGAAAGTTAAATGCGATTTATGGCATGATGGCAACCGATCCCGTGCGGGCCGAGTGGAAATACTGCCCGAAGTCTGACCGGCAATTCGCACTGACAGACGCGCGGCCGGAGGATCAGCTTCTGCGAGCGAACAAAAGCGCTTTTCTCTCCTACGCTTGGGGTGTCTGGGTGACCGCATGGGCGAGAGACGCATTGCAGACGGGAATCGATATTGCGGGAAGTCAGTTTGTCTACTGCGACACTGACTGTGTTAAATATGTAGGCGATCTTGATTTTACATTGTTTAACGATCAGTGCATCGCCGACGATATGCAGAGCGGTGCGTACGCGACCGACCCTTCCGGCGTCGAGCATTTTATGGGAGTGTTCGAGGGCGAGGAAACCGCCGAGCAGTTTGTCACTATGGGCGCGAAAAAATACGCGGCTATCGATCAGAAAGGCGATCTCGAAATAACAATTGCGGGAGTACCTAAAAAAGCGGGAAGCGCCGAGCTTGCGGCGAAAGGCGGCCTTGCAGCATTTCGAGAGGGTTTTGTTTTTTCCGATTCCGGAAAGCTCGCCGCCGTTCATAATGACCATATCGCCGGAGATTGGAATTACACGGCGAAAAATGGAAAAGTGTGGAAAGTGACGAAAAACACATGCCTTGTACCTACGACATACGAATTGGGGCTTGCCGGTGACTATTCGCTTATTTTGGGAAATCCTCATTTTGCCGTTGACATTGTGCGAACATTGCGCTATACTATACGTACCGGGACGAAAAGGAAATCTCGGACATTTTGAAAAAGAAAGGATGCCCCGACATGAAAATCAACGAAATTTACCCCGCGAACAAAGAGCTTTCCCCTGAAGAGGTTTGGCTGCTGACCTCCGATTCCAGCGCCGTACCGATCAGGAAGACTGTGGAGGTTGAGAGTATCGAGATCGAGACCGCCGTCTTTTACGACGACGTTTCCGAGAAGACCGGCGAAGTCCGCGAAAACCTCTCCATTCTCGGCAAGGATGATCGCGTTTACGTGACGAACAGCCCCTACTTTATCCGCGACTTCCGCAAGATGGTTGAGCTGTTTACCCAGATGGGAAAGACGCTTGATCGTGTGGCCGTTGTTCGCAGCGTGAGCGGCAAGACCGGCCGCGACTTTATCACATGCAGCGTCGTCCGCTGACAGCGCAGAGCGCCGGAGAAATCCGGCGCTTTTCTTATAGGAGGAAACATGAAACTTTTTAAAAAAGACGGCTATCCCGATTTTAAAGAAATTTTCGATTTGTCCTATCCGTTTATAATGGTCGTAGGAGGCCGAGCGACCGGCAAGACATACGGCGCGATCTCGGAGGCTTGGGAACGCGGCGGCGAGTTTGTTTTCATGCGACGGAGACAGACGCAGCTTGACGCGATCAGCCGAAAAGAGCTGTCGCCGTTCGTTCCATTCTGTCGAGATCGCGGAATTGAGTTTGAGCAAAACGGCATTTCTCGAAATGCTGTCGGCGTTTGGGAGAGCACGGAGGGAGCGCGCGGCGATCTGCGCTGCATCATGTTAGCGTTAACGGCCATCGCCAACGTGAGAGGCTTTGACGTTTCGGCGGCGAAATACTGCATTTATGACGAGTTCATCCCCGAACCTCACGAAACGCAAATCCGAAATGAGGGCCTCGCATTTCTGAACGCATACGAGACAATGAACCGAAACCGAGAGCTTGACGGCCGCGAACCTCTGAAAATGATCTGTCTGTCAAACAGCGGCGATCTTGCGAACCCTGTCTTTCTCACGCTCGGAATCGCGGACAATGTGCGGAGAGCCTTTGCTTCCGGCCGGGAAATGTGGACGGACGACGCGCGCGGAATCTGTGTTATTTCCCTGACAAAATCCCCGATCTCGCAGAAGAAGAGGGACACAGCGCTCTATCGTGTTGCCGGAGAGGGCGATTTTTCGGCAATGGCGCTTGACAATGAATTTGTGATGACCGACGTATCGAATATTCGTTCGCGCGATCTCAAGCAATTAAAGCCTATCGTCAGAGTCGGCGGTTATACGTTCTGCGGCGTGAAAGGTACCGCAGAGTTTCATATCACGGAACATTCGTTCGGCCACCCGGTCAATCTGGGCAACGGCGAGACGGCGGCGGCGAGTTTCCGCGCGCGGTATCTTAAAATTTTCTGGCTCGCTTTCATTGACGAGCGGCTTTCGTTCTCGAATTTGGCGGCAAAGGCATTCTTTCGGAAACTTGCCACTTGACAACAGTAGCGGTAGGTGATATGATAATGAAGAGGAACACAAGGGACAAGACCAGCGCCCGGAAAGCGCGTCCATGCTCTCGGTCGGGGCAGACACTTGTGTTCCTTTTCTTATTATGTTTTGGTATGTTGAAATTCGACCGGTGAGGAGGTGGTTAAATGAATGTGACACTGGTCTGCTGCATCGTTCTTGCGTTCATTCTCGGCGATCTTCTCACAGGTCTGCTCGCGGCTCTCAAAAACAAGCAGTTCAAAAGCGCGATCATGCGCGAGGGACTGTTTAACAAAGTGGGCGAGCTGGCAGCTCTCGGCCTGGCGGTGATGTGCGACAAGTTCGCGCCTTTCGTCAATATCGAGCTCCCGGTTGATCTGGTTATGGTCGCGGCTTCCTATCTCGTATTGATGGAGATCGGCAGCATCCTGGAGAACATCCGCAAACTTTCCCCCGCAGCGGCGGACATTCTCGGCAAATTCTTTGACAGCAATCACGGAAATCACGAAAAGGAAGAGTGAACAACATGAATCTCGAAGATGTAAACAAACTGCTTGACGCGGGATTTTCCGCGGCATTCATCGAGCGGCTTTTGACACCGGACCCGGCTGCTCCGGCTGCTCCGGCTGCTCCGGCGGCTGCTCCGGCGGCTCCGGCTGCTCCGGCGGCTCCGGCTGCTCCGGCTGCTCCGGCGGCTCCGGCTGCTCCGGCTGCTCCGGCTGCTCCCACAGCCCCGGCTGCTCCGGCTGCTCCGGCTGTTCCGGCTGCTCCGGCTGCTCCGGCTGCTCCGGCTGCTCCGGCTGCTCCGGCAAATCCAGAGCTCGCAGCGATCAATCAGAAGATCGCTGAGCTGCTGGGCGCGGTGCAGCAGCACAACATTCTGACCATCTCGCGCGAAACGCCGCCGCAGTCTCCGGGAGAGATCGCGGAGGCATATCTCACAAATCTCATTAATGGAGGGGAGAAAAAATAATGCCCAATGTGAACAATCTTGAATTTGTGCAGCTCTCGGCGACTCTCGCCGAAATGCTGCATCAGGCGACCGGACATAGCGTCCAGTCTCCGATCAACACTGGCGAATTCGTCAGTGTCGGGCAGACGCTGCTCAAAACCGGCTACGAGCCCGCCATGAACGCGATTTCGCAGGTGCTCGCGCGCACGATCTTTTCCGTGCGGCCGTATACCCGCAAGTTCGGCGGCCTGTTCGTGGATTCTCGGAAGTGGGGAAACCACGTCCGAAAGATCAACTATCTGGACAGCGATCCCGTCGACGACGCGGGTCTCGCTCCGGCAGACGCCGCGAGCGTCGATCCGTTCAACGTGAGCAAGCCCAAAATCATCCAGACGAATTTCTATGGGCGCACCGACTATGAGCGCAAGACCACTGTTTTCCGCGATCAGCTCGACGCGGCGTTCACGTCGCCGGATGAATTTGCATCGTTCATCGCCGGACAGATGCAGAATGTGTCCGACCAGATCGAACAGGATCATGAAACGACGGCCCGCGCGACTATGGCAAACCTCATTGCCGGTATCGCGAAACAGGCGAACGCGCAGCAGAATATCCATCTTCTGACAGAGTACAACGCCGCGACCGGCGGCAAGTATACCGCAACGACCGTTCATGCGCCTGACGTATTCCCCGCGTTTATGAAGTGGGTATATGCGCGCATTGCCTCTATTTCGTCTCTGATGACCGAGCGAAGCATCGATTTCCACACGAACATCACGGCCGGGAATTTCATCCGTCATACGCCGATGGCCCGACAGAAAGTGTTCATGTACGCGCCCGCGAAATTCGAGACGGAGGCGCGCGTGCTCGCGGACACCTATCACGAGAATTATATCCGCGACGCGTCCAACGAGATCGTCAACTTCTGGCAGTCGATCAAGACGCCGGACGCTGTTTCCGCGCTGCCGTCCTATCTGGCGGCCGACGGCACGATCACGACGGAGGCGGAAAAGGTGGACGTTGCGAACGTGTTCGCGGTGCTCATGGACGAAGAGGCGGCCGGAATTTCCGTCTGCAACTACGACGTCGGCTCGATTTGGAATCCCCGCGGTCGTTACGCTAATACGTTCTGGAACTTCCAGGATCGTTACTGGAACGACTTCACGGAGAACGCGGTCGTTTTCACGCTCGATTAGTGCTCATGGGTCGCGCGGCGGATGACCGATATGCCCGCCGCGCGATCTTTTATAGGAGGTTGTCATGTCCTATACGGTTAAATTTTACACGTTCCCGAAAAGAACAAATTCGACCAAAATTCCCGGCGATCTTGCAGACATAGAATTTTCCTGTGAGCTGTTGGACGGCTCTGGTCTTCTCCGGCCCACGATTCTATTAAAGCCTCCGATCAATCCGCAAAATCTTGGGTATGCGCGTATCGTCGAGTTTGACCGCTTTTATTTCGTGGAGAATTGGCGATTTCTGCGCGGACTCTGGGAGGTCGATCTCGCCGTTGACGTGCTCGGCACATACCGCTCGGAGATTGGAGAAATGACATGCATGATTAACCGGTCGAGCACTGCGCATAATGGCCGCATTCCCGATCCCGCGGCGGTATCGGAGGTGGGTGTTACGTATGCGGTCGAAACGAACACAAACAACCCCTTTGCATCGAGCATTGCAAATGGTTATTACGTGGTGGGAGTCATCAATAACGACGCAAACAGCGTCGGGGCCGTGTCCTACTACGTTATGACGGATGCGCAATTTCGCGCGTTCTCGGCAAAGCTCCTTTCGTCAACTGACTATCTCGGAGACATTGCCGAGATTTCCGAGCAGTTGACAAAAGTCCTGTTTAATCCGTTCAGCTACATTTCCTCGTGTATCTGGATTCCGGTACAGCCGCCAACGAGCGGCGACGTGACGACGATCCCCATCGGATGGTGGGAGGTCTCGGCGAGCGCGAAAAAACTATCACAGACGGTTCGATCCGGCGGCACGCTGACAATCAAAGTTCCCAAACACCCGGACGCATTGACGCGCGGTTATTGGCTACTTTCCGAGCCGTACTCACAGTATTATCTTGATTTTCAACCGTTCGGGGCCGTGACTGTCCCGGCCGCCGCTTTGGTTGATTGCGATCTCCTCGATTTTCAATGGACAGTTGACTGCATCACAGGCGAGGGATCGTTACGTATCGGCGCTAACGCTCTCACAACAACGTTCGGATATTGTAACGTGCTGCGCTCTCAAATCGGCGTGCCTGTACAAATCGCTAACTCCTCAATGGGCCTTATTGCCGCGGGTGCCGAAGCTCTTGAAAGTGGCGTTAGTTCATTGCTTGGTGTAAAGTTCGACAATCCGCAAGGGAATGTTATTGACCGTCTCGAAAATACCTTTATGACCGTCGCAAAAGGCGTCGGAGCTTATATGCTATCGAAAGTATCTCCGCTGCAATCTCTCGGATCAAACGGGACATACACCGCAGGCTATTTCCCTGTGCGTCTCACCGGCACGTTCTCGCGGATCGCCGCGCAGAACAACGACGAAATAGGCCGCCCGCTTTGTGAGGTGCGGAAAATTTCTGACGTTCCCGGCTATGTCGAGATCGCCTCGCCGCAGTTCTCCGGAGGCCGCACCGACGCGGAGCGCGATTCGATCAACAGAATGTTGATGAACGGGGCGTATTATGAGTGATTGGATCGCCGGAAACCGATACCTATCAACAACCGAAATGCAGAACAACGCGCGCGTCTTTCGCGGACGCGGCCTGTCCATCGGTTGGAGCAGCAACGCAATTTTCGCCATGCTCGGAAATATTCAGGCAGAATCGGGCATCAATCCCGGCATATGGGAGAATTTAACACCGTATGCCGGAGGTTACGGCCTGACACAATGGACGCCATACACAAAATACTCCGAATGGTGGGGCGACGGCTGGGAAAACAACGGCAACGCCCAGATGCAGCGAATTTCTTTCGAGGCAGTAAACGATCTGCAATGGTTCAGAAACGCCGAGCTCGGCATTGACCCGCCGATCACTCTCTCAGAGTTCCTTGTGTCCAGTCTGCCGGTTGACGTTCTCACAAAATACTGGTTGTGGTTCTACGAGCACCCGGCCGATCCCGGCCCGGCGACGCAGAACACAAGAATTTCCTATGCGCGAGCATGGGAAGCGTTTTTCAAAATCCCCGCGTGGTTACTTTTCAAATTTGGAGGTGGCAGACTTTGACAAATCCGCCCTATTCCTACCGGCAAATTAACGCCGTTTCCGGCTCGACATCACCATCGACAGTGCACGTTCGCAACACGGCGCTTCACAGCTTTTTCGAGCGATACCTTTTACAGAAAGCAATGTCGGTTTTCCGCTGGAAAATGCCGCTCAATTGGGCAAAGAATTATTTCCTCTACGGCCTCTTTTATTGGGGATATGTCGGAATCGTGCCGACGAAGAAATTCGGCGTTATTCCCCAGCTCGGAGGCGTCAGCGGCTACAACGTTTTTATGCAGCCCTCACAGTTCATTGTCGCAAATCCTATCCTGCCGGACATTTCAAATCCGTTCACTATCGGCATTGACTGTGAGATTATCCGGCTCACACCTGACTGGATGGGTATAGGCGACCTTGTTTCCTACTACGCCGACCAGCTCGCCATTGCAAGCGAGGCGGCGGGCATGAACATGTTGAACAGCAAACTTTCCTACGTGTTCGCCGCCGGAAACAAAGCAGCGGCCGAGACGTTCAAAAAGCTCTACGATCAAATTCAGCAGGGCGATCCGGCGGTCGTTCTCGACACTCGTCTTAAAGCGCCGGACGGTAAAAACGCTTGGTATACATTTTCGCAGAACGTCGGGCAAAACTACATCGCAACGAAAATCTTTGACGATATGCGAGCGCTCGAAAACCAGTTCTGTACCGAGATCGGCATCCCAAACGCTAACATCACCAAACGCGAGCGGTTGACCACAGACGAGGTTAACGCAAACAACGTAGAGACGTTCTCGCGCTCGGGAATGTGGCTCGAACAGTTGCAGGATGACTGCGAGCGCGTCCGGAAAATGTTCCCCGATCTCAAAATTTCTGTTGATTGGAGGTATGAAAACGATGAGCGCAACGATGAGCCTGTTAGGACTGTGGACAGCGAACAAAGGCCTTTTCGACTTCTTCAAAATCCCGGCCGCGCTGGATAAACAGACGCTTATCGACAATCTGCTCATGGAATGTGCGGAGCTCGAAATCCTGTACCCGAACGCGGAATTTATGCGCGAGGCAATAGGCGCTTGGTCGAAGGCCGAGGTTGACAAATGGGAGGAGCTTGAAAAGACTCTCCACTATGAATATGACCCGATCTCTAACTACGACCGACATGAGGAATGGACGGACGACAGCGAGGGCAGCAGCACGGCGACAAGCACTGCGACCGGCAAACAGGCCGGTTACAACTCGCAAGAGCTTGTGACTTCTGACGGCAGCGAGAGCGGCGGCAGCAGCTCCGGAAAATCGAGCAGCAAGCACGTCGGCCTCGTTCGCGGCAACATCGGCGTCACAACATCGCAGCAGATGATCGAAGAGCAGCGAAAGATCGTTGATTATTGCGTGTATGACGTTATCATCGACAGCTTTCAGCGCCGTTTCTGTCTGCTGGTTTATTAGGAGGAAAGAGCATGTTAAAAGGAATCGATATTTCCGAGCATCAAGGAAAATCCTTTAAGATCGCCGATCATTCCCCGGAGTTCGTCATCATCCGCGGCGGTTTTTCGGAGACTGTCGACCGCTGCGCGTATGAGTTCGTGGCGCAAGCTGAAAAGATCGGAATCCCTTGGGGCATTTACTGGTATTCCTACGCATTGACCGTTAAGGAAGCGGCCGCCGAAGCGGGCGCTTGCATCAAGTTTCTCAACGGAAAAGTCCCGCCTCTCGGCGTCTGGTTCGACATGGAGGACTCCGACAATTTCAAGCGCAAACACGGATTCCCTGACTCGATCACGCTTATGTGCCGCGAGTTCTGCGGCTGCATGAGGGCGCGCGGCCTGTTCTCTGGCGTTTATGCGTCGCAGTCATGGTTCGACACGAAAATCCTTGCGGACGAGCTTCCGCGCTGGGTGGCCGCGTGGGGATGGAACGACGGAATTAATTTTCCCGATCTGACCGGCGAGGCGGTCATGCATCAATACCGCGGCGATCCCCTCGATCTCGATCTCATTTTCGACATTAACCTTTTTAAGCTCGAAGAGCCGAGCGCAGAGCCTGAAAAGCTGGTGATCGACATCGAGAACATCGCGCGAGACGTGATCGACGGAAAGTGGTCAAACGGCCTCGACCGGAAAGAAAAGCTCGGCGCTTGGTTCTACTCTCTTGTACAAAATCGTGTGAACGAAATTTACAAAAAGGAGAAAGGCAAAAATGGCAATCTTTAATCATCTTTTCCCATACACTAATCTGCACGACATTAATCTCGACTGGATCATCTCTATTATTAAGAGCATCGACCCGGCGGTTATTCAGGCATTGCAGCAGCTCACGCCCGACATCATTGAGCAGGTCATGCAGAAAGTCAATGAGGCGCAGGCCGCCGCGATTGCCGCGCAGTCTTCGGCGAGCGAGGCCAACACCGCGAAAGAGAACGCGGCGACCAGTGCTGCGGAGGCTGAAAAGGACGCGACCGAGGCCGCGGCCGCTGCTGCTCTCGCTAATGCGGATGCGGTGAGAGCGGAAAACGCGAGAATCGCGGTTGAAAATTCGCTCACTCCGACCGTGGCAAATGTAACTCCATCCGACCATTTAATAAATGTCACTCTGTGCTATTCAATCGTGTCCGGACATACCGCTACGTTTTTCATCGACGCCACACTTTCAAGCAAAAGCTCCGAGTATTGGACACCGGTCGCCACTCTCCCGCACAGCGTCGTCGGAACAGCTTTCGGCTGGGGGCTGCTTAGCGGGACAACTCGCATTAAGACGAAGATCGAGAATAATGTAGTCAGCGTCGAGTCTGGAACGATCTCGACTGTTCCACAGGGTATGTTAATTTTCGATCTGACCTATTACACAGCATAAGCATGTCAACCTGACCAAATTTGTACAATCTGGCAACCGCCTCCCTTTTTGTGCAATGTGTACAATATGCACAAAGGGGAGGCTTCCTATTTGTGCAAAGTGTACAGAGTG